TTTATTTATTACAATATATATTGGCCCATCATTAATATATTCTTTAAACCAAGTATCAGTTTGACCAGTAGCAGTACACCACGCTGTACCAGAACCTAAATCACAACTTGCACCATATAAATCTACTGCTCCTTTTGGAAATTTAAATATTTCATATCCACCTACATCACCAATTTTTAGTTGAGCATATTTATCTGCTTTAGACACACCCTTTTGTGATGAAATATCCTCTCCCTCTGCATCAGATATGTCTCTGGATATTGCGATAAAATCGTTTAGAGAGTTCTGATCTTTAATCATGTTAATATCCTTAAGTGGATATTTGTTTTTATTTCTTTTAAAAACAGAAAGGTAACTCTTATATTTAGGTATATCTTCTATTTTAATGAGTGGTCTAGCTTTTCTAGAACCAGCCACCCTAGAAGTCAACCAAGTAGCAAATGCAGAGTCCTTCTGGGTTGCATCGATTATACTTTGAAAAGTACTGTCTTTTATTCTACCTGTATCTACGAATTGGGTTTTTAAGGTATCTAAAGATACTTCATTTAGCTCAATTGAAGCGCGTGTTAATTTATGTTCTGTGAGGTATTTTCTTAAATTAAAGTTGTCCATTTTAATCTATATTTGATAATCTACTTAATGTGTTTTCTCTAAAGATAATTGCTAACACTCCTGGTATCTTCAAATCATTAGCTTCAAGGTCGGAAGTCATAATATCATCTTTAAACTTTTTAATATCTTCTTTTGGATTTCCCCTAGTAACAAATTTTATTTTAACAATAGTTGATTCAACATTAGCTTTTTGTTGAAGGTCTTCAGGAGTAACATTACTAACAATAGTTACTTTTCTAAGCGCTCTAATTTGGTTTAGAACATCTGTGATATTGGTTTTTCTATCCGTGTTTAGAAATGCTTCAACTTGCCACGTCTGAAGTATTTCGTTTAGTAGATTTTTTAGTTTTATTGGCTTCATTTTCTAGTATTCTATTTTTAATTTTTTGAATAAATGCACAATCTTCAAATCGTTGTGACTCTATGTCGTCTGGACTTCCTTCAAAATATTCTATCATTGCGCTTAGGTCTTTTACCTTATCTTCAGCGGTTAGTATTTTAGAATCAATAAAATTTTCTATTGCTTCTTTATTTTTCTTAAATATTTTTAACATGAATAAATGTGATGCACCTAGAAAAGCCTCTATTTTAGCTAATCTTTCATTCCAATATTTTTCATTTCCGTATTTATCCTTATCAGGGGCCTTAATATTTTCTGACATATATTTTTTAATAAAAGGGAGATTATTCAAATCATCCATTAAGGGAAAAGACATAGCAGTATTTAAAATGAAATTAACATCAATATCAGTATCAGATGCTAACGCTCTATAATCTTCCATTGTAATTAAAACCTCAACGCTACAAAGGTATTTTTGGTCTTCAGGAAAATCATAGTCGCCAGGAAAGTACTCCCCTAACACTGTGATTTTTCTTTCTTTTAAAAACTTCTTCAGAGTGTTGTAGTTTTCTATATCGTTAACAATGATATTTAATTCCATTTTGTTCATATAGTAATAAATATAGTTAAATAATGTCTACGTGTTGTTTTATTTTTCATTTATTTTCATCCCAATAACTACCCCCATTATAAAAAAAATAAGGCAGGTGCAAGCCAGGGTAATTAAAACTTCTATCATTTCTATCCCGTTGGGTCTCCATAAATGTTATACCTTTTAACAGGTTGGGGTTTAACTTCTATTTCTTCGTTCCTAATGGCAAATAATTTACCATCAATTGGGGCTAATCTAAACTCTACTTTTTCGCCAGTTCTGGCAAACCATGCCTCGAGGGCGTCAGTTATTGAAGGATAAACTTGAGTGCTGTTATCGCTTGTTAATGACCAACGATCGCCGGGGGGTACGCGAGTTGCTATTAGTTCGTTGTGTTCTATTTGTTTTGTTTTCATTTTCTCCTAGTAATGTTTTCCATAATTCTACTATAATAAATATTTCTATATAGTTCATGAAAATAATTTTGTTAATATTATTAATTGTAATATAACAACTGTTACTGCTGTTAATGTTCTTATAAACTCCATTAGATGGTTGTACCTATCAAAGAATCTTTCTACTTTATATCTTCTACTCATAACTATTCTTTTTTAATATTATTTACTCTTTCTGTATCACCAGGTAGTAGGTGATAGTCTTTGTCTTTTTTCTTAACTTGTTTTATTAAAGCATATAGTTCAACGTTAACCTTGTCCCAATACTTCATCCATTCTTTATTACATATCTCTTTTTCCATCATAAATGTGTTTTACAGTTGGGAATCTTAAACTAATTCCCCCCTTATCGTTTTTAGTTTCTTCAAAATACTGCACGCAAATTATCTTACCTACTATTGATCCGTCTGTATATTGTAGTCTTTGTTCTTGAGTAAATCCACTACCAACTTTTACTTTATAACCTTTATGCTTAATCCATACTTGGGCTAACATTGGAATAGTATCTTGTCTACCAAATCTAACTACTTCATGTTCATCAATATCAAAATCTAACACTTCATATTCAGCATCATGAAATTTCTTTACTTTAACTAAGTTTTTAGTACGTTTACCTTCATAACCAACATCTTTACGTAACATAATTCCTTCCCATCCTTCTTGTTTAGGCTTTTCAGACCAATAATTAAAATGGTCATTATCTGAAATTAAGTATTGACCCAAATAATGTAATCCTGAGTTTACTTTTTCTTGATCTATAAACGTTCTTAGTTTGATTAATCTTTCTGATAGTATTTCTGTTGATTTTTTATTATCAAAATCTGGTTTATGTAACATATCAAACATTTTAAACACAGGCTTTTCAATTTGATGGTCTTTACGTCTTAATTGTTTCATTATACTTTGAAAATCTTCATCCCCATTATCATCAATTAAACATACTTCACCATCAAACACAGTATTAACTATATTTGTTGATTCTATTGCTTCTTTAATTTTATTTAATGTTGTAAATTCTTTACCCATTCTAGAGTAAAGTGTACATTCACCTTCTTCATCTACAACCGCTAAACATCTAACACCATCTAATTTTCTACTTGCATACCAACCATCATTCCAATCACATTTACCTTCATATTCTTTAGCTAATGCAACTGAAAATGTAGGTATAAGATTAGGTATTGCTTTATTTATTACTTTATCACCCGCTCTAATGTCTAAATTTTTATCTATAATCTTATAAATGACTTCACCATCCGTATTTCTATTAAAACCATTAACTAAAGCAATGGCTTCATGTCCAGTTACTTCTCTATTAGTTAATTTATCTAACATCTCAAAAATAGGATAATTATGGTTAGTTATTTTATCACTATTTTTTATACAAGTCTTACTTGTAACATGGTATTGTTTAAATGGGTTGTAAGTGTATTCTAATACTTTATGAATAAATGGACTTGCATTCTTAACTATTTCAACTTTTTCTAAACTACTAGAAGTAGATCTCATTTTTTCTATAAATTCTTTTAATTCATTCATAATCTATACTATTTTAAATGCTGATCTAACCGGTCTTCTATAACCTGTAAATTTATAATTTCCATTATCAATTATAATTCCATCCTTAACTGTTAAGGCATGTTTTTTTACCAACAATATAAATGTTCCTTTATTGAATCTTTGTGCAAATTCTTTAACAGTATAAGCAACTTTATTCGTCCAAGTATATTTTGGGTTGTTTAACTTACCTCCATCTTTTGGTTGGTCACCTATATGTGTAATTTTAATTTCTTTATGATCTGGATGATCAAATAAATTTAATTGACCTTCATGATCAAATTTAAGTGTTTTTTTACTTATTTTTTTAAGTGTATCTTTAGTGCTAAATGTACCATTTTTTCTTTTTCTATTAAATGTTTTTTCAACAAATTTATGTGATACATTATAACTAATTTCGAATGCGTTTGCAATTGCTCTTACAACACAATCGTTTTTCTCTTTTTTGGCGATTTTACTTTTTTTACTCACCTCATAACCATTTTTAAAATTTTCTAAACTCATAACCTTAATTTTTATTTATTTTTATTTGGCACTCACTGCTCAAACTTACATCGTAAATATAACATCTTTTTTTGGGGAAGCCAAACAAAGTACGAGAAGGGGCCGCTGTAAGTGACGACCCCAACTCCGGTTATGGACCCTTAATATTATCTAGGTGTGTTTTGAGCTTCAGTAAACAACCAACTCACATGCTTACCTGCCTCTAAACTGAAAAACAACCTATCCATTTTACCACCTCTTCTATTTTTACTAAACGAAATA